TTATCCGACATCGGCACATCCGGCATCTTCGGCCGACCGGACACCGCCCGACTCCACCGAGGTAGTCAGACGACCAATTGTCTGCTGTTGTTCGACGATCAACTTCTGCTGGTCAGCTATTGTTCCCTGCTGAGAACAAACCGTGTCTATCAATTGGGACATTTTATCAAATACTTCACGAGACATCGTCACCTCATTGTTTGAATTATCCGAATCAATAATTTGCACCATTGACGAGTCCTTGCTCTTATCCGATAATATTTTGCTGATATATTTTTCTGGAACCCGTCGGCCATTCTTCTCCATTTGGGAAATAAATCCCTGCCCTACTCCAAGATAATCAGCAAGTTCCTGTTGCGTCATTTTATTGACGCGTCTAAATATTTTTAAATCAATACTATACATAGCATAACAATATTTTGTAATAAAATTATCAGCAAATTATTTGCATTATTACTATTTAATGCTCATATTTGCAGATGTAATTACAAAAGTAACGCATTTGTAATTACAAATATAAAACAATTTTAATCATTTCAAAATTCAACTCTATGTACACAAGTATTGAAAAGGCCCCGAGTTATGCGCCACAACTGCCGGACATTACCAAGGCCAAGAAAAACATCGTCGGAAAAGTTCGCCAACTGCTGACCGTCGCCCTGGGACGCGAGTTCATGGAACTCTCAACCCGCCACAAGGTTTACGGGCTCTATTTCTGCCTCTCGCTGATCGCTCTCTTCGCCTGGGACGAATCGCGGATATGGCCGAACCTGCTGAACCTGCTGAATTTCGCCAACGCCGCACGGCTGGCGAATAAGACAGCGAAAAAATCGAGTGCCCAGAGATTAGGATAGTCGCTACACCACGCACTCGTGCCGAAGCCACCCGGGAGGGCCGCCAAGGCGACAAGGAGGGGCCCAGCCCCTTGAATGGCCGAGCCGGGCGCCCTCCTTGATTTTTAGAATACTTAAAAACAGAAAGACATGAAAACGATACCTACATCAAAAGATATAATCCTGATTATGAAAACTGCCTGCGAAGCTCTGGAACAATTCAACAGGGTGTACCCAAAAATCAATTTCAATTCGGAAACCGACTATGAACTGGAACTTTGGAGTAACAACCTTCGCTTCTACGCCAGCACTCTCAACAACAATATAATCAATAAATAATTATACCACAATGGAAGAAAAAACTTTGAAGGAACTCTACACAACGCTTGATCCGAACGAGCAAGCGAACATGATCCGCTTTTTCGGGGCGCAGCTCTTTGTCTCCCCCACAACAGCGGTCTATTATCTGCGCGGGTATCGTCAACTACCGAAACTGAAACAGCCGGTATTGGCCGAGTACGCCGAAAAAACATACGCCGTCAAACTCAGATTCTCGTGACCATGTATTGCGACAAAGACAGCAACGGCCGCGTCTCAATCATGGATTTGACGAGCGACGAGTTCGACACGATCCGCCGGGCGATCATGGCCTTCAAAACGGGGCTCCTCCAAAATCGCCTACCGGCCGGATTCGCCCCTCAAAGTGAAACCTACGAACAATATCACCGCGCAGGGATGATTCTGCGTCAAATCGAAACTCTCGAATAATACAATCGGGGGGGGGTGTCCGAGGGGGCCCCTCCAAAACGCGATAAGATGATACCTCAAGAAACAATACAACAACTCAACAGCCTCGACATTCTCCGGGTGCTCCAGGACGAGGGGCTCGAACTGAAACGGGCCGGCACTCACTACGAATGCTGCTGTCCCTTTCATGGCGAGAAAACACCCTCCTTCAAAGTATCGACAACCCGGGGAACCGCACATTGCTTCGGGTGCGGCAAAACATGGGGGCCGATCTCCTTCGTCATGGAACGGTACGCGATGAACTTTGTAGAAGCATGCCGCCACCTCGGAAACCGCTACGACATCAAATGGGAGGAGAAAGAACCGACACCCGAAGAATTGGCAAAGCGGTTCGAACGCGATCAACTCTTTCGTGCCAACAACATCGCACTCGAATTTTTCCGGTCCATGTACCGACAATCGGAACCGGCGCAGAAATACGCCACCGGACGCTGGGACGAGGAAACCATCGAGGAATGGTGTATCGGTTATGCCCCCGGCCGGAAAACTCTACTCCGTCACATCCGAGACCAGCACGAAAACCTCGACATATTCATCAAGGCCGGACTCATCAAAGTCAGCGACGCAGACGGGGACATATACGACGCCTTCACCCAGCGCCTCATGTTCCCAATCCGCAACCAGACGGGCAACGTCATCGGCTTCACCGGCCGGGCCATCAACTCGAAGAAGAACGCCGAGGGAAAAGAGCCGCCCAAATACATCAACACCAAAGAAACGCCCATCTTCAAGAAGGGCGACATTCTATTCGGGTACTTCGAGGCACAACGCATCGCCGCCTTACGCGACGTGCTGAACCTCGTCGAAGGGAATCCCGACGTGATCCGCATGGCGAAGATCGGCCAGCAGAACACCGTCGCGCCGATGGGAACCGCCCTCACGAGTACCCAAATCGGAATGATAAAGCGCATCGTCTCGAAAGTTGTCATCATCGGCGACAACGACACAGCCGGGCAGAAGGCGGTCGTCAGCCATGGCGAAGCTCTCACGGCGGCAGGGCTGAACGTGCGGGTGATGATACTCCCCGGAAAAGACGCCAAGGACGCCGACGAGTATTTCAAATACGAGGCCGCAAAATCCTATGACGAGTGTATGGCCGAAAATTCGGCCGACTTCGTGGACTTCATGTATCAGACCAAGGTCGGGAGCGTCATGTCGCAAAATGACCGGCTCGATGTCATCAACTACATCTGTGGCCTACTCATTTTCTACGACGAGACACTCGCCCGCATGTACCTCGACAAATTCGGCAAAGAGGACAAGCAGGGTAAAATATGGAACGAGACCTACTACCGGCTGAAAAACAAGCGCCAGGTCGAAGCAATCCGCGAAGAAAAGCAGGAGCAGGCCGACCTGGTGGAAAAATACGGGTTCTACGTCAAGAACAACTGCTACTACGGACAAATCTCGAAGGTCGGGAACGCGATGCCGTGGACGAATTTCATCATCCGTCCGATTGTGCTGATTTGGGACGGACCTGCCTCCTACCGCATGTTCGAAATCGAGAACATCCACCGTGAAAAATGCCTTATCACATTACCGCAGGACCAGGTAACGACACTCGACAACTTCCAGAAGAACATCGAAGGCAAAGGCAACTACATCATCGAAGCCGTCGTGGCGAAACAGCAATACACGCAGCTCAAGAAATACATCTACGAACAGACGCCGACGGCCCGCGAAATACAGCAACTCGGATGGCAAAAGCAAGGCGAATTTTTCGCGTGGGGCAACGGAGCCTTCGATGGCGAGGTGTTCATCCCGGCCAACGACTACGGGCTCATCAAAGTCGGCGACAAACTCTACTACCTCCCGGCCGCATCCAAGGAAGCCCGCGAGGACACCACCACCTACAACCTGCACCGAAAATTCGTGTTCGTTCAGCAGAGCACCGTGACGCTCTACGAATACGCCCGACAATGTATCGACGTGTTCGGGGAGAACGCGAAAATCGCCCTCTGTTTCTACTTCACGACCCTATTTTCGGACATCGTGCGCGCAACGATTGAGAACATGCCGATTCTCGACATGTTCGGGCCACCGGCAACTGGAAAAACCCAAATGGCGCGCGCCATCGTCGCACCCTTTCAAGTCAATGCCGAGTCGATCAACCTCCGGAACGCGACACAAGCCTCGCTCGGCGAAGCGATCGCCGAGGTATCGAATGCCGTGGTTCACATCGACGAGTTCAAGGAGGACATCGACCCGAAGAAAGTCGAGTTTCTCAAAGGTATATGGGACAACAGCGGCCGGAGTAAAATGAGCATGGACGGCAAGAAAAAGCGCACCATGACGGCGATTAGCTGCGGGCTCGTGCTCACGGGCCAGGAAATGACGACTTCCGACAACGCCCTCATGTCCCGAATCGTGATGCTGACTTTCTACCAATCCAAGCACAGCGAGGAGGAGAAACAGCGCTATGACCAGTTCAAGACCATGTGCAACCGCGGACTCTCCCACCTCACACACGAGCTGCTCCGCGAGAGACGCAAGATAAAAATAGGCTACCGCGAAGCCTACGACCTGACGAATGCCGACCTCCGGGCTCTGACGCGCGGCGTCATTGACCGAATACTTCAAAACTGGAGCGCCCTGCTGGCAACGCTCCGAATCCTCGAAACACGGCTGCAACTGCCGTTCACCTACGCCGAGACGCTCGAAATCGCTGCACGGCTCTGCCAGATACAGAACGAAAAGGCCGAGCAGACCAATGAACTCGCCGGCTTCTGGTCGTCAATCGACTCGCTGGCCAGCCTCGGAAAAATTCAGATGAAGGCCGAGTACAAGATCGTACCGGGGCCGGAGTGGTGTTTCGCCAAGAAAAAGGAACGGAAGGAACTGCCGGACGGCCGCGAATATCTGCTCCTCTATTTCGGCCCCGCCGCGGACCTCTACACGATGCACAGCAAAACCCTCGGCGTGCGCTACCTGCCGAAATCATCCCTACAAGAGTATTTACAGAAATCCGACGAGTTCATGGGTACGAAATCCGGCGTCCGGTTTCTACCGCATTTGGGAGTCGGCGGCGGCATCAACGACAACGAGGGAGCGCAAAGCAAGGTTACGTCGGCGATGGTGTTCGACTACACCCTGCTGAAGGAGAAATACGAAATAAGCCTATCCATGTCCGCTTATGGGACCGGGGACGACTCGGAACCGGCGCCGGAAACGGACGGGGAGGACAAACCTTTTTAATAACCAATATTCAATCCTATGTACAAGCAAAACGCAGAAAACCAGACATCGAAGCGGGATTGCTGGAAAAGAATCGAAGCTGTAATCAAAATGTCCCGAATGACAACGAACGCTTTTGCCCGGCATATCGGGTTAGCCCGGGGCGAGAACCTCTACCAGATCAAGCGCGGCAATAACGGCGTATCGCTCGACGTAGCCAACCGAATCGTTGCAAAGTTTCCCGAAGTGAGCAAACTATGGCTGCTACCGGCGACGGTCCAATGCTGAACGGAAAAACAGAGTTGGCAGGACTTACGCCGTGGGTATATTTCGCCGGAACTGCGCTCCACGCTCTAATAGCGAAAGATGTCGATTACCCGGAAAAATCGGCAGCCCATTACGCAGATCGCATGGTCGAACTTTATGCAAAGAGAGGAGGACAGCAATGAATTTTCAGACCTCGTGCATGGTGTTCGTACCCGACGAACAACAGCAAATCGAAATCCAAAAATGGATGAACAATATCGGCTGGCGAATCCTCGGAAGACGAGACAGCAAACATTGCTTTCTCGTGGCCGATACTGACCAAAACGCCGCCATGTGGTTGGAACTGGACAGGAGTGCCCGAGCATGTTTCAGCCAAGATTACTACGATTGCGGTGAGAATATCGAAATGTTCAAAGCCCTGGCGGCTATGAACATCGAGAATGACCGCGAACAGTGGTTTACGGATGGAATGGATTGGCGCCTTTGCCATGATTCTATCGTTACCAAAATGATGATTCCAAGTTATGCTCTCTACCACAAGGCCACGGCCGCAGAGATTATCGAACATTTCAAAGATGAATAACTATGCAGAAGATCAACTTTAATGACCTCTACGGCTTAACGCAGGCAGTGATCGAGGAGCGAAAGACCAATACGAGACGTTTTGAGTTGGATGCAGATTCCGAATATATTGCGCGGCATTATAATCCCATATATCAACCGCAGCATTGCTACTACCGTGATTCGAGAGGAATGTGTCAGTTGATAAACTCTAATACCCGAAAGTTGTTTATCCCTCGCTACAAGATCGGCGAAGTCATGGCCGTGGCACAAAGATATTCGTCGATTGCCGCCGGGCATCCTGATGTCGATACGTTTTTGCTCCAAGTGGCCAAAGCGCATAAAATATCCATCGAAAGCGTGCAGGAGCTTGCAGGGTGGAATAACAAGATGTTCACCAAGGCAGAACTGATGCCCCACCAAATCCGCATCACCGGAATCCGTTGCGAGTTGTTGCGGGATATTTCGGACGCTTGTTGCCTGAAAGAAGGTATCCGTTATGTACCTAAGATTAACAAATTCTATTTCGAGGATGTATGCCGGGAAGAAAGTTTTTATTTCGATAATCACCGCGAAGCCTTCGCCTCGCTAATCGACCGAGTATCGGGCAAAGGTACGTGGGGATCGAATCCGTGGGTGGTGGTTTACGAATTCGAGTTGGTGAAATAGCGAGATTCTCGCAAAATCTCGAAAAAGTTAATAGAATGAACAAGATAACTATTTCAGACCTACACGCCCGCCAAGCGTGGCCTTTGGAGCAGAAAATCGACCACACGGTCGGTGCGATCGAGGCGTTCATAAACTACTGCGAAAAGCACGGCCGCAAGCCCTATGTCTCATTTTCCGGCGGACTGAACTCGACGGTACTACTCGATATCGCCCGACGCTTCGTCGATCCGGATATGCCGGGTGTGTTCTGTTCGACGGGCAACGAATGGCCGGAGATCGTCCGCTTCGTGCGGCACACACC